TTATTTAGACATATTGACTGCCGTTCTATTCACACCGCCACCCGTGTGCTTCCTGCTGTGTCTTATGATGAAAACCGTCAATCAATGGGTGCTAAAGCACTTGTTGGCATAACCTATGCTGCAGGCGAGACGGTGCTTGTGTCTCGTGATGGCGACATCTATGGCAACCGCTGGCGTGATGCCCGCCCTACTAACTTGGTTGAGGGTGACATAACCCCTTGGCTAGACCATGCACGTAGTCTAGTGCCTAATGAGGATGAGCTAGCGCATATCCTAGACGTGATGGCATTTAAGGTGCAACATCCTGAGATTAAAATCAATCACGCTGTGCTACATGGTGGTGATGAAGGTAGCGGTAAAGATACGTTCTGGGCGCCTTTCCTATGGGCTGTCTGTGGTGATAACTTGCGTAATCGTGGCATTATGGATAACGATTCTGTTAACTCACAATGGGGCTATCAATTAGAGTCCGAAGTGCTAATAATCAATGAGCTAAAAGAACCTGACGCTAGTGCTAGGCGCCAGCTTGCTAATAAACTCAAGCCTATTATCGCTGCACCGCCTGAGATGTTACCTATCAACCGTAAAGGCTTGCACCCTTACATGATGCTAAATCGAGTCTTTGTGCTAGCTTTCTCAAATGATCCAGTACCTATCTCTCTCGCTAGTCAAGATCGCCGCTGGTTTTGCGTATGGAGTCACGCGCCTAGAATGGAACCTAGCGCTGCTGCTAAATTGTGGCAATGGTATAAGGCTGGCGGCTTTAGTGCTATCGCTTCGTGGCTTGTGTCTCGTGACATCTCTAAATTCAATCCTAGCGCCGCGCCTATGATGACTGAGTTTAAGGCTAACCTGGTTGAGCATGGTATGAGTATTGCCGAATCTTACCTAGTTGAGCAAATGCGCTCGCGTGTGAGTGAGTTTAGCAAAGGCGTGATTGGCAGCCCTTTTCATTCATTGTGCGATAGGTTAGCAGGCTCAGCACCTAGCGGTGTCAAAGTCCCTCAAGCTGCATTACTTCATGCGCTTAAAGAAGCCGGCTGGGTCGATTGTGGCCGTCTGTACTCGCGCGAATATACGACTAAAAAACATATATTCGCAGCGCCAGATCTCGCGGAAACTATGAGCAAATCGGAATTAAGGCGGGCCGTAGAATTATCAGAGCCGCCTAAAATGGTGGTGGTTAAATGATAGTTTTATAGTTTACGGACAATAAAAAACGGCCTTAGGGCCGTTTTCTTTTATGGTTGATAGGTTAGCATTAAAGATCATATATAATGGCGATAAGCCCCGCGATTATGGCTGCTGAGATAAGTAACATATTAAGCCGCCAATTTGTTAATTTTTAGCCATTCATAAACATAAGACTTAATTAAACCATTTGCGCCGGTCTGTAACAATGATCCGCTTTTAAAGTCTTTTGGCCGGTCTTTTGTATTGCGCTTAACTTTATACACGCTTTTAGGGTTTACGCCTTTAAATATGCACGCGTCCTCGAAGCTCTCAAAAATCACATGCTCATTTGTATCATGATCAAGTACTTTATACATGATTAAACCTCGCTTTCAATTAATTGATGAATTGGCCGGCCGTACTGATCAAAAACATATCCATTGATCTCACAATGCTCGATCGTGTCATTTTCATCGGTACAATCACTAAAATATTCATATTGCATGGTTCCATCTTCGCGCTCATATTCAAGCGGGAATTCATCTAACCAAGCTAACACGTTATTTTTAGCATTGTCCGGTAAGTCTTTATAGTCATACGCTCTTATCGTTACTAGTTTCATTTTATTGGCCTCTTAAGTATTGAATAAAATCCGCTTTTGCTGCGCGGGTTGAATAAAAATAGTAAATCTTATGTTTTAACACGCCTTGATATATGGCGCTTAATTCAAGCGCGCCATTATGTTTGTTTTTATATACGGTGATATCCATTGTTAAACCCTTTCTAAATCATCAAAATACGGATAGCCATTCGGCTCAATAGTTAAGCATACCTGGCGGCAGCCGTTTTCGCGGACCGTATGGCGTTCATAAGTTATTATGCCTTCAAGCTCTTTAAATTCGCTTTCTGTAATTTCACATATATCGGGTTCGACTGCCTCATTAATGCAATATGAGAAAAATCTAACATTAATATCTTTAATCATTTTATGCCGCCTCGCTTTCTTCAATGTCATCATTTGCCAATTCATAGGCGACAATCTCAGCACATAGCCATACCATAGCATTAGCAAATTGAGTAAAATCCCCAAGGCGATCTAAAATATACTTAGGCGTCTCGCCGGTGTTTTCCATATGACTATCTAAAATCTCATGTAAGCACTCTTTATACTTTAAATAAAGGTCTGTTGTCTCATAGTAATAAATCATGCCGCCTGGCGCCATGCTCTCGCAACCATGCCGCGCAATATCGCGCAACTCATCAATCTCAAAATGATCCTGCATATATTGTTTAAAGTTAATCATTTTTACACCCCTAATAAAAAGTTAAATATTGCAATGGTAATAAATAGCAGCATGATCGCCGCGCCTTCGAGAATTAAACTTAATTTAGTCATTTTTTACGCTCCTGGTTAAATTTAGCCCGCTTTGTTGTAGGCATGATTCATTAAAGCATACATTTATAAATAATGTCAAACAATTTATTACATAAAGGTAAAAAAGGTAATTTGTATGCAATGTAGGCGAATTGTAGGTAATGAAAATACAGGGAATTGCATACGCGCAAAGCCACACGGGGCGCGGATCAAATTGCATTGTAGGTAATGTAGGTAATGATTTTCTTATACCTTTAAAATATATAAATATGTACTGTACGAACGTACAGGCGCAAATGGTAGCGACTTAAAACCGATAGCATACATTGCCTACATTGCCTACAAATCTTCGCGCCGCGCAAAATGCAGATAGCAAAATGTAGGCAATGTAGGCAACCGAAAACAAATTGCCTACATTGCATACAAATGAAAGGCCAAAAGCAGCGATCATTTTACGATTGCCTACATTGCCTACAATACCTACAGCCTGGCAGCTGCTAGCATAAATCTAAATGATAATCATTCTCATGCAGAAAGCTGTTTGCATTTTGCTGGGGGGGGTAGGGCCTTGGGGTGACAGGTCACGGTGACGATGGTGTCAGAAGAAATTTTTTATTTTTAATGAAAATCACTATTCCGCTACCAGATAAAAGGTGACAGTATTAGTCATACGCAATTTGCGTAATCTAACCAGGAAATCTATCATGTGGACTAAACCAGCAGCGACTGAAATGCGTTTCGGCTTTGAAGTAACAATGTACGTAATGAACAAGTAATACCTAGGGGCTTCGGCCCCTTTGCTTTATCCCTTGACAATCTCCACAATTCAAACTACCATGCGAGCATGACATTCCTCTCGATACCTTTTTCGCCACGCGAGTTGAAGGCAACTGAGTCTCGCTTACAGGCCATCTACGATGCAGCAAAGCTTGGGTTGAAGAACGACTCTCTGGCGTTAGCTGCAGGGATGATGCCGTCCGAGTATCGGCAACTCTGCCAGATTGACCCTGTAGCAGAGATGGCAGCACAAAAAGGTAAGGCTGATGGCGAGAAAGAGATGGCGCAACATCTAGTGGCGGCAGCCCGTGAAGGCGACGCTAAGTCAGCTCTCGCTGTGCTACAGCACGTACACGGCTGGACAGCCAAGACTGAGATCAGCGTGGATGTGTATCAGAAAATAAGTATTACTCAAGCTTTGCAAGAAGCTCAATCGCGTGTTATTGAAGGCACCGTCGTAGACAACGAATAATGCAACTACCTATATATAGCTCGGATGAAGAACAGTTATTAATGTCACGTCTGTGGGACCCGCGTGTTGCGGACGACCCTGAAGCGTTTGTGCTGTTCGCGTTCCCGTGGGGTCAAGTCAACACGCCGTTAGCAAAGTTCAGGGGGCCGAGACAATGGCAACGCGACGTGCTAAGAACAATCGCCAAGCACATCAAAGATAATCAAGGGCAAGTTGACATGTCAACGCTACGTGAGGCAGTCAGCTCAGGGCGGGGGATCGGTAAGTCGGCGTTAGTGAGTTGGCTAATACTGTGGATGTTAACGACACGCATCGGGTCTAGTGTAGTGGTGTCAGCTAACAGCGAGTCGCAACTGCGCTCAGTCACATGGGGCGAGCTAACTAAGTGGCAGGCCATGATCATCAACGCGCATTGGTGGGAGATCAGCGCGACTAAGCTCGTGCCAGCCAAGTGGGTGTGTGAGCTAGTCGAGCGCGACTTGAAGAAGGGGACGCGGTACTGGGCGGCTGAGGGTAAGCTGTGGAGTGAAGAGAACCCAGACAGCTACGCGGGTGTGCATAACCACGACGGCATGATGTTAATATTTGATGAAGCGAGTGGTATACCTGACGGCATCTGGTCCGTTGGAGCTGGCTTCTTCACGGAGAACATATTAGATCGGTATTGGTTTGCGTTTAGCAACCCGCGCCGTAACCAAGGCTACTTCTTTGAGTGTTTCAACTCTAAACGCGACTTTTGGCATGGGAGACAGATAGATGCTAGGCAAGTCGAAGATACAGATAAAGCGGTTTACGAACAGATTATTGCCGAGTATGGTGAGGACTCTTCGCAGGCGCGGGTCGAGGTTTACGGTGAGTTTCCATCAGCAGGTGAAGATCAGTTTATCAGCCCGACACTTGTCGAGGACGCTTTCAAACGAGAGAGGTACAAAGATACTTCTGCGCCGATTGTTATTGGAGTTGACCCAGCGCGAGGCGGTGCGGATAGCACAGTCATCTTAGTGCGTCAAGGGCGCGATATTATTAGTATAAAACGCTACCAAGGCGAAGATACAATGTCTATCGTTGGACGTGTCATTGAAGCCATAGAAGAGTTCAAGCCTGTGATGACAGTCATCGACGAAGGCGGCCTGGGGTATGGCATATTGGATAGACTAACCGAGCAACGCTACAAGGTCAGAGGTGTGAACTTTGGGTCACGCGCTAAGAACAGCATCATGTGGGGCAACAAGCGCGCAGAGATGTGGGGCGCCATGAGAGAGTGGCTCAAGACAGCGAGCATCCCAGAGGATAGAAAACTAAAGTCAGACCTGACAGGTCCGATGAAGAAGCCAAACAGTAGCGGTACGATCTTCTTAGAAGGTAAGAAAGAGATGAAGGCAAGAGGCATGGCAAGTCCTGATGCAGCGGATGCACTATGCGTCACGTTTGCATTTCCAGTAGCGCATCGTGAGTATGTTGACAAAGGCATAAAAAAGTCGTATGCTAACGGTGGCGGTATATCTAGTTCATGGATGGGAAGCTAAAATGGCAGCAAAAAAAGCACATGACAAACCTATTGCGCGTACTACTAAAGGTAAAGACGCAAACTACAAGCCTACAGAGCAAGGCGCAGGCATGACAGCTAAAGGCCGTGCAGAGTATAACGCCAAGAACAATAGTAACTTAAAAGCACCAGCACCAAACCCAAAGACAAAAGCAGACGAAGGCCGTAAAGCATCGTTCTGTGCTAGAATGGGTGGCGTAGTAAAAAATGCTAAAGGTGAAGCACCTAGAGCAAAAGCAGCACTTAAAAAATGGAAATGTTAAGGACATTATTATGGCAACTAAACCAGGTTTATACGCAAATATTCACGCAAAGCAAGAACGCATTAAAGCAGGCTCAGGCGAAAAGATGAGAAAGCCTGGTGCTAAAGGCGCACCAACAGCTAAAGATTTTAAAGAGTCAGCTAAGACAGCTAAGAAAGGTAAGTAAAATGCCGTTAAAAAAATCTACTAGTAAGGATGCTTTCCGCGCAAACGTAAAAGCAGAAATTAAAGCAGGCAAACCAATCAAACAAGCTGTTGCAATTGCGTACTCAGCAAAAAGAGAAGCTACTAAAAAAGGTAACAAATGAGACTTAAACCATTAAGCGACTGCATCGTAGTAGAGCAAGACGAAGAAGTAGTAAGCAGTATTATTTTTGTACCAGGTGCTAAGAAGTTGTTTAGCGGATACGTACGCGCAATCGGCCCAGGGAAGAAACTAGAGAATGGAAAACTATCAAATATGGATGTTCAAGTTGGGGATCATATTATGTTTGGTGAGTACACAGGTCAAACGACGACTATCGACGGTAAAGATTACCTAATGATGCGTAACAC